GAGCCTTCTCTTTAAATGCGGATAAGGACTCTTCAGACACAGCCTCGGAAAGTTCTGCTGAAATCTCGTAACCATCTGCGCTGTCTGGAACACCCATGAGCTTGTTGCGCTCCGCCATTACAACGGGATCTTCGCTTTCAAAGTATTCAGATGCCTTCTTGGTGAGAGAGCTTTGGTGGTTGATGCCAGCCTTAATGAAGTCTTCAGCCGTCTTGTACTTGTCAAGATAGCTATGACCGCTCAACTCTTCACCTGCACTCTGTTTGAATGCCGTAAAGATTTCTTCATTGGACATTGCTGGTGTAGATGCCTCAACTGCTGTTGGTGCTTCTACTGCTGTTGCTTCTACTGGTGCGGCTTCTACTGCTACTGGTGCGTCTTCCATTACTTCACTCCTTTGTTGTGTTTATAAATCTTGATTGTTTCCTTCAGCAGTCCCATGAACGTTGTAGGGATGGGCGTAACGTCTTGCGTCATGCCATCAATCATGTCCCATGCGTTTCTGGTAGCTGTTCGTGATGCCAGCTCGCTAGGTGGGAGAAGCGGGTCAACACCCTCATACCCATCCAGTCCAACTCCTGTCAGCATCACCTTGATGTCGTTTAAAACAACTCTTCCTTGTTCTCCGGCAAATACAGAGTAGTAGTAACTCTGCAAGACCACCGGAGTGATCTTTCCTTTATCTTCCAACCTATCCTCCTAGTTGTTCGCCAATGGCCTGAGCCGCACTACCTTCTTCAGGAGCTTTCGTTCCCATGCTGTAGGCTTGAGCCGCATCGAGCGTTGCCTGTTGCTTTTCAGCCTGAGCTTGCTGTTGAGCCTGAATAGCTCGTTCTTCCGCAACGTCGTCAGGTGACTTAAGCGCACCCATGTCAGCATTGCTGTTATACCACGTCTTGCGCATAGCGGCATCAAAGTCAATGTTCTGGAAAGCTTGCTGTGCTTCTGGAACGTACTGAGCAACTTCTGCAAACATATTCATCGTGCTAAACATACCTTGAGTCTCAAAGCTCATTGTAGCCAGTGAAAGCTGACCAACATACTCAATTTTGAAGTTGGGGTTTTCTGCAAGGACAGGCGGCATGTCAGGGAGACGACCACTAGCCTGTGCATACTTATAAACCAATGTTAGCATCGGCGTAATCACTTCGTCGTAATATCGAGAGGCAAACGGTGTCAGCGACATTAGGTCGGTGGACATGCGTTGTTGCGCCTCGTATGCCGTCATGTTGCGGTAGTCATCGAGAGGGCGGAAGAGGTGATTGAAGAATGCTCGCTTAATCTCTTCGTCATGCGCCTCATAAATCTCATTGGCTAGAGCAGGGTTGCCGTTGGTGTCGAGACGTTGTGGTGCTACGTTGCGGTAGCGGATGATGGCGTTGGCTCGGTTTGAAAGACCTTGCACACTATCATCGTCAGGAATAACCCACTGAGGGCCAGCGTTCAACTCGGCAACCGCAATTAGAGAGCGCTTAATGGCGTTATTGCGGCGTGTAGTTCCAAGAATGTTCATCATTGGGGAGCGACCATACGTCTCGTCATTGCCTGTGGCAAATCGTCCAATGAAATAAGGAAGCATATCGTAGCCGCCCTCCTTCAGCACCTTCTTTGTCTTCTTAGCGGTGTAGACAGACGCAAACTTCTTGTTTGTAGAGTTGGTCATCATGCTGTCGAAGTCTTTACGAGGAAACACCATGTGGTAAACGCAGTACTTCTCGTTCTTCTGCATGTTTACCTGAGCCATTACCTGATCAAGACCAGCCTTTCTAAGCGCATCTTCTCCAAACTGCTGAAGCATTTGCCGCGAGTTAAGAGTCAACTCTCTACCAACCGTATCGACGCGTCCTTTGTGGTTTAAACCAATGCGGATGTTGTTGATAGAGAACGAACGAAAGTTTACAACGTCATCGTCGTCAGGTTCGACGTAGACGCAGTTAGTGCCAAGGCATCCAATGTCAACAAGTGACTCCTGCATCTCTTGGGTAAAATTGGACTCTGTTAAAATGCTGTGGATTTCACGACTAACAAGCTCGAAGTATTCAGCAACTAGCTCGTCATCATTAACCTCTGGGTCTGGATGCTTAAACTTGCCCCAAATATTGCCAGACGGGAACATGCGAGAGAAGAATCCTGTAGCAAAGTTGTAGTTGGCCTCAATACAGACATCAATCATGCGCTGAACAGGCTTTTCCAAGCCCTCTACATTGACCTTCAAGATGTTATCTTTACGTGGAAGCGCCCAGTCGGTGCATTCCTGCCATAAGGTGCGCCAGTTTTCAATTTGGGCAATGTTGCCCAGCTCATCCCACATTCTGCATTGACTACTTCCGTCCATTATCCCAGCACCGTGTTGCCGCCAGAAGCGTTGGTTTGCTCAGTAAGAACGGTTGAGGCACGACCAGCACGTTTCTTGGCACGTCTCTTGGTTGTCTCCTGCTCCTGCTGAACGTCCAGTGACGTCTCAGTTGGTGGTGGTGGTGCTGGTGGTGGTGCTTTAGATTTCTTCGAGCCGCCCATTATATTCTCCTCAGTAGCTTTTCTGCTTCGTAAAGTTTAATGCGCCCATTGTTTCTGCGGAACGCGATGTATTTCTTATCAAAAGGCATTAATGACAACACCCGTTTCAAATCTCCTGCATATAAATACACATACCATACGTCTGTGTCAAGTGTCTTATTTAGACTGAGTCCGGTTAACTCGTTCGAATCCTCAAGAGTTGCCATGACGAACGCATCCCCACCGGAATAAACCCATCCACATGCTAAATGCAGGTCTAGCTCGTCGTAAAAATGCTCTCCGTGCTCCCTGCACCACTGCTTTGCTTGATCAAATGGACTCATGCAACCACCCACGCTTCCTCCACAAACTGTGGCTTTCGACTAATCTGCACCTGTTTCTGTAAATACGGCTCAACAATGCCCAAATCACGGGCTACAGCAATTGCTCTAGCGGCATCAGCTCCATGCGAGGCCCCCTTGCAGATTGAACAGTTGTTCTTATGGCACGGCTTGCCAGTAGATTCGTTCTCATGGTACTTGGTGAGGTGTTCAAATAGCTGTCCACACTTCTTTAGACAGATTGACCAGTTGGACATGTCGCGTCTAACCACCTCAATCTCGTTGGCTACGCTGTCTGCCTTGCGAACGTAGCGCATTTCAACGCCAAATTGTCGCAACGCTGTATCAGCCATTCCTTCGCCAGTGAATGTGTCACTCCGCTTTCCGTCATGCGGTATGTAGTGACCGCCATAGTTGTACCCACGGCTGTTCAAAATGTCGAAATAATGCCCGCGCAAATGCCCAGAGTTCTCATAGTAGTCCACAATTTCTACGCGGTTGCTGAATTGATTGATTGTTGCAAAGATTATAACTGTCTTATCGCTATCTTGCTTGTCTCCACCTAAGTCCCAGAACGTATAAACAGGAGAAGTGCCATCATATCGAGTGCTGAGACGACCCTCACCCTCCATAACCTCAATTTCACGAGTGTAATATGCTCCAGCAACGTGCGAAACAGCTTCATTTAAGAACTCTTGACGCGCCATGCTAAAAGAAATAAGGCCAGAATCAACATCATCCTGCACATTGGTGAATGGTCGTCCGGTATAGGGCGAAACCTTGCCTACAAGCTCTGGATTGATGCACAATCCGTCCGCTTCACTAATCCAGTAGTCGGTTTTTGTGTCATTGAGAGTTAGCCACTGCGTAAACCAGCCATCTCTACCAACATTATCTTCGTAAAACTTCCACAGATGGTTGTTCTTTCCACGTAATGTGCCATTAAAGCCAATCCAAGCGTTGCCTTCACGCAGAATCGGGGCAAGGAAGGACGACACCTCCTCTTTATGCGACTGCCACTCCGACATTTTATAGCCTGCGCCACCCTGTCCAACGAAGTTTAGGCTGTCTGTGCCGTCAATCTTGATGCGGCTACCGTTCTTTAAATCAATGTAATAGTCAGAGTTGTTCTTCTTTTTTACGATGGAAGGCGGGCATATTACATCAACTAAGCGCCTGCCTCCCGTCCATGCAGGAATATTGTCCCATAAAGCACGTTGCGCCCACGTTCTGGTGGGGAACATGTAGTAGTAGTTGCCAGAGGTCGCTAATGCGGCTGACACCATCTCGGAGAAGTCTTCCACGTCCTTGCCAGAACGACGAGGCCATGTCTTCACAATGTACTGATACCCACGTTGAAACGCGGATGCCGCTGGTAGCTGATAGGCTCTCGGTGGTAATACAGGGAGTTTCACTAATCGGCACTCTTCTGGTTAAACTCGTTAATCTGCCACTCAACAGCCGCTACAACATCAGCCAATTCAGGTTCAATGGATCGAAAGTCCACCTGCTCAATGTGAATGTCTTGGTCTTTGGCCTTTAAATTAAAGATGTCCTTTAACTCGCGAAGTTCGCTTGCGGTTAGCTCCTTCGTAAACAACTTGTAGTCTAGGAGTTTTGCCACTTCTTCAGACCGTTGCTCAGGTGTAAAGCCTTTGAAGTCGTCTGGATAGTCGGAGCCACTTTGCTCTTCCTTAGCCTTCACCTCATTCTCAGCAATCTTAATTTCGGCATTGATTTGAGAGGACAAGCTCTTGCTGACAGCCCACACTTCTGCATTGTGGTCTTTGGTTAGCGTTAGTGAGGCTTTTAAAATGCCTTGAATAACATCGGGGGTTAGGGAGCTTTTCATTTTTCCACCACTCCTTCGCGGTTGAAGTATTCAACAAACTTGGCTCCGCAGTGCTGGCAGAACTTTGGCTTATAGTTATTGGAGTACGTGTCTAACTGACAGTCTCCACACTCCCAGAAGTCAACATGAAGCCAATCGTCATAAGAATTTTGCGCATGACCATTCATCGACGCTTCCTTGCTTCACGCTCTGCACGACAACGAGCCAGAACAGCCTGCTTGCGCTCTTCCATACCTTCAATGCTGTTCCAGTTGTCTTCAAACTTCTTCTGCTGGGCAGTTGAAAGAGGTATACGAACCTCTCCTATTCCGTTTAATGCTTTCGTCATCTTATATAGCTCCTTTATTAAGTTGCCCTGCTTGTATATCGGCGCGGGCCACACCGGAAAGGAACCGCTACAAACTAACGGGGAACTTTGCGTTCCTGAACAAACTGTCGAGAGTGGGTTGGAATCGAACCAACGTCTTCCTGCTAGTACTAAGCCAAGCTCGGTCCTCTAACCGCTGAGGTACGCACTCCTTTAAAACTGGCCTAAGAGGGGGCTTTCTTGCCCACACCTCCGTTTATATAGCGTTAGGTTGCGCTTCTAAAAATTGTTAATACTCGTCCTCACAGCTACAATACTCACCCAGCAACCGCACCTCTGTCACCAAGTTGCCGTAGCACTTCCCAAACTTCTCGTCCGCCTCCGCAATGGTGAAGGCAGAGACAACACAGCCATCTTGGTTGCCTT